TTCAAACCGCTTGGCCTCATCCAAAGCCATCTCAATCTGTAACGCCGCACCTAGGTTGGATTTACCCCCAGTACGCTTGGCCTGAAGCATCGCCTTGGTAGCAGTGCTCTTGGCATCAAAAAGCCGCGAAATGGATGGAGCCAATCCCGCTAGATCACTAGCGACCTTGCTTGCCTTTTTGACTACGCTGATTGCAGTCTGTAGTCCTTCTAACGCTGTTATCGGGTCTATTGGAATCATAGGTACAACTCAAAACAAATTCCAGTAACCAAACAGCGGGGGCCGAAGCCCCCAGACAAGGTTACTTAGGTTCTACGTCCGACACCTTGGGTTCGGCCAGAGCTTGCTTCAGTAACTCAAAGAAGGCGTTTCTTCCTACTTGGAGCTGATCTACGTTAAATCTTGCTGAGTCCAATTTGCGATCTAAGTCTGCGACATGGTTCAGTAGCACTTGCTGCTCTCTGGTCAGGTCTTCAAACTGGTGCTCAACGCCATCGATATTCACAGGGGTCTTTTCATTTTTTCCCATGATTTTTCCTTTAATTGCTGCCAAACTCAGGTGGCAGCTTCCTGTTTACCAAGGCTTGCCAGAAGCTGTAACTGGGTTTTTCTTAGCTTCAATCTGAGCCGCTAAAGAAGCCTCTGTCGATTCCTTGTCAACAGATTCCCAGACCCAAGAAAGCACGGTAGCTTCTGTCAGATTTGCATAAGGAATAGCGGGAGTGCCTTCAGCCCATGAGACTGTTGCGTAGGCAGAGGCAGAGTGCTCTCCATCTACTGCTGTAGCTGTCCAATGTGCAGTTGTTACAAAGCCATCGGCTGTGTTGCTATCTAGGTTTTTGATTTTCCAAGTTGTAGTCATTTTGCTTCCAATGCTGAAATACGAGTTTCAAGGTTTTTAATCAAGCTATGAGCCTCTTGCAAAGCCGCAGTCAATGTAGCCACCAAGAATGATGTATCAATACCTTGAGGTTTAATTGAACCATCTTCATTAACAGCATCTTTTTCACCAGTCACACATTGAGGCACTACTTGAGCCAACTCGTGAGCAATGAAACCTTCTCCATCAGAGCCGTCAGCGTTCCACTTGTAAGTGCAAGGCTTAAGCAATGCAACTTTAGCCAATGCACCCGTCATTGGTGCAATGGTATTTTTAAGACGATAGTCAGATGAAGTGTTAAAAGCTGTTGCGGTGTTTGTGTATGTAACAGAGCCTACTTGTGATGCACCAGCAAAAAATACTTGTACAGTATTTTGTACTCCGTCAGCGGCCTTTTTAAACGAAAGTTGAACAAGTTCCAAAAGTTAAAGCAGTTGATGAATTACCAGAATTGCTTGTTATTGACCGAATATATGATGTGCTTGTACCAGAGAAAGTATTAACACCTTCGAACAAAAACTGAGCATAGGTATCTGTTGTTGCAGTATCGTTTCTGACTTTAATAGTTGGTGAGCTTGTTCCACGAACATCAAGTAACTGAGATGGGCTTGTAGTTCCAATTCCAAGCCGCCCACTAGCATCCAGAGTCATTGCCTGAGTAAAGGTAATGGCGTTTCCTGCTGTTCCAGAGGGGGCTGTGTACCAGTAGTGAACACCACCAGCTTGTTGGTAGCGTGATGCTGTAGACGTTGCAATGTACTTTGCAGTTGCAGAACTATCTAAATAAACGTTTGCACCAATTTCAGCAAATGATGCGCTTCCTGTGCGACCTTGAACGACTGTACCTGCGCCAACCTGCATTGCTTTTGAGTCAGACCACCAAGCACTAGGAGTAACTCCCAAGCCCATATTGCCCGAAGCATCCAGCCTCATGGCCTCCGCACCACCTTCAGCAAAAGCAATCGTGTCAGCCGCAGGGAAGAACATACCTGTGTTTGTGTCACCTGTTGTGGTAATGGCGGGAGCCGCAGCAGACCCAGCGGAGAATATTGAAACACCAGTTACAGTCAGTGTGCCACCAACACTGCCATTACCTGCTAAGAACAAGTCTTTAAATTTTAGAGCACTACTACCAATGTCTACAGTGTTTGTAGTTTTAGGAGCCAACAAAGTGGCAGAGATAGTGACATCTTGATTAGGACCAAGCGAAGTTATGGGAGCACCTTCACCAGTAGTTCCATCATGCTTGTGTCCTGTGGATGCTTGAAATGCGTCTTTAACCCCATCAAACTCAGCATCTAAGTCAGCAGCATTAATCACATTACCATCGGCAATGTTGTTGGTAGTGTCTTTACGAACATATCCCGTCATAACTATTCCTTATCTTCTATCATGTGTAGCATACTCTAGCGTTGCAGCGTCCAGAGAAAATGGAGGGTCTTGGCTATCCGAAACAAACTGTAATGATACAGAGAATCCAGAGCCTACCACCTGTGTTTGAAACTGCTTCTTCAACTTATCGCCATAAACGGTGGTTCCATATCTAGCACCACTGTTACCATAAAAACCTACACTACCTGCACTATTTGATAATGTAATTGTTGGTGGTTGAACAGATCCTTGATCATCAAAATCAAGCTTCAAATTCACTGATGTTGTAACAGATCCTTGTGGATCTGTATAGAGGTAAAGCTTATAAAAAGTCTTTCTAAGCCTAAAATCATTAATAGGTACATAAGGGGTGGCAAAGGAAGCAATGATGTTTGTACCATCAAAACTACTGCCTTCTTCCATCTTATAAACATATCCATCATTATTAGCAAAAACAATGGTTTCTGTTTGATCTTGATAATCACTATCAGCAACGAAGCATTTAAATCCAACAAGCTCAGCCCATGCTACACCACCAGAAGATTCACCAGTCATTTGAGTACCCAGTACTCCCTTAGAATTTGAAGCAGTGATATTACTATTATAACCAAATATCCTATATTGTGACTTCTGTTTAATAACACAACTAGCAAAAGTTGAATTGCCATTAATTAAAGAAGTCATCTCAGCTTGGATAGGCTTGGATACCACACCTAAGCTAAAGTCGCCAATACGGTCTGTAGCTCCTAAGAGTCTTAGTCCTTCTGGTCCTAAGAACATAACATCACCACCAACTTCTTGTATGGTGTCAGCAGCCACACACCCAACATTTTTAGTGATGGGTTGTAAAGCGAAGTCTTGTATGGTTGTGCCAGTAAGCTGACTAATAGTTTTCTCTGTAAATACTATTAATGTTTCCCTAAATACAACAATACCTGTAATAACTCCACCAACATTAATAATACCAGAACCAGTAGCAGCATTAAAATCATCGTCAGTATATGGTGCAGTAAATATAATGTTTTCATTCTTAGCAAAGAATAATTGATTCTTATGGCTAAGAACAAACTGAGCACCTAAAATATCTGTTGTCTTATCTGACAACACTTTAAATGTAGACCCATCATAAATGAATGGATAGTTTGTACCATCAACACCTACAATCTTTTCAGTGCTATTAAGTCTATATTTACTAAAGCGTGTTTTATAGTTACTAAATCTGTCAGCAGATAACCAAGTGATAACAGCATTATCAGCAGGACTAGAAGCTAATGCTGGGTTGATGGATACAGTGGCAGATGTAGAAGTCACTGTGGGTACTGCCAACACTGTATACACTTTTTCAATGCCAGCAACACTGAAGGTGTCACCAATCTGAGGAGCTTTAATCAGCCCGTCCATAATAAGACTAGTGCCTGTCTGACTACCGCCATTAACAAGTACTGTGCCGTAATGAGGCTTACTTATCTTGGTAAACCCTGTACCAGTGGTTCTATAAATGTCAGCATTTCTAGAAGCAATAACAAAGCTGTTCCACGCTGCTATCCCCTTAACAACACCGTCATGAGAGGTGAATGTTATAGCTGCTTTATCTGCGGGGCTTGAAGCTAATGAAGCTGTTAAAGTAACTGTAGCAATCTTGTATGTGGAGTTGTATGACACACCAGCATTAGCAATGGTATATGTCCCTGTCACACCCGCAATAGTAAATGTACTACCAACAGCAGGAGCAAAAAGGATGTTAGAGATAATTAAGGTAGTACCAGTTTGTCCACTACCTTGCACTCTAGGTTCACCATAGGCAGGAACAAAAGCATTATCGTATTTGTCATAGCCTTCAATACGCATATAGCCACCATCAACAGAAGGCTCAAAATTCTTCATGAGTCTTCCACTGCCCGGTGCTTGTGTACCTTGCTGAAGAGGTGATAGATTTGAAATCAATCCACCACGAAATTCAAAGGGGTATGTCTGCCATCCATCAGCCATTATTTAACCCTATCACCGAAGCCACCAAAAGCAGAAGATTGTGTAATGACAGTAGATTGCATATATACATATCTATTGATAAGAAGAATCCTCATCTTCTTAATGCCTTCATCAAACTTATTCTTAGCTATAGTAGCTGCTTGTTCATTGCTTCTAAACATATAGGCATGATACATAGCACCATCAAGAATAACTTGTTTAAATCTTTCAGGAATAGATGGAACATCTGTAGCATTAAGAAGATCTACAGGAATCCTGTAGTATTCATAAACAATTGGATATGCTTGATCAGGAGCAGGAACAACACCCCATTCTAAACTAGGGGCATGGAATACATATGAAGGTACATCACGCTTACTAGAATCAGTAGAATATTCTTGGTCTACATATCTCTGAAGAAAGTCGTCATAAGTGATGACACCAAGCCTAACAGTTTCGTTAGCTAAGGTAGCATTTTCCTTAATGCGGAAAGTATCAAAGTCAATGGTGCTGGCATCAGCTGGGAAAGCATATCTAGTTGTACCTGCTGTCAGCGTTTCCTCAGCAAGCACATGATTGAAAGGCCACTCATAGTGAGTGTGGTTGATATCTCTAATAGAAGCATTTACAGCATCTTTGATGTGTGCGTAGAAACCAGTGGCAGTAAGGAAGTTTGCGGAAGTAAGCTCAACTTCGTTAAGCCTTCTATTAACTTCATTGGTAAGTCCAAGATAATCGTATGCCATTCTTATTGTTCCTTAATACGCAAACGAGAAACTCGCTCAGCGATATTTCCACTATTATCTGTAATTCTACAATAGAATTTGTACTCTTTATTATTAGTACCTAAACCAAGATTAATTGTAGTGACAGCACCAGAGATAGTTTGTGCTACGTTCTGAATGCCGTTAACAGTGTTCCCTGCAGTAATGGCTGTCTTTGTGCCAGTACTGTCATCAACAAACCAAGAACAGCTACTAATAGTTGCTGTTTCTAAAAACCTAGACCAGTCTACACTGTAGTCTAAAAGCTCATCAGGATCTTTGTTAGGCCATCGAAAAGACATTATTAAACTCCTACTCCACTAAAGCACTTCTATTAGTAGAAGCATCTGTATATACTTGTCTAGGCTATCAAGCCACATAAGATGTTCTATCATAATCTGTAGGATTTTTATCAACATACACCCTACGAGATTGCGCTAACACCATCACTGTTCTTTCTTTGGCTGTACTCTGTCTTTCAACATATATAGTTCTTCTTCTGTCGTAAAGATGCGCTACAGCAGGATAGTCAAATATTGTAGTTGTTACAGCAACTGTACCTACAGCTCCTGTAGCAGACACACCATCAAAGGTTGGTCTAGCATTATTAGCTACTACAACATCACCAAGAGCTGTTGTAGCTGACACACCAGATATTGTTACTAAGGCTTTAGCCAGTGCAGCAACAATACCTAAACTACTTATTCCTTCAACACCAACTAACCCAGTGTTTGCTTTCGCCACTACAACAACACTACCTAGTGATGCTGTTGCTTCAATACCAGTTACAGGGATTCTATTGATAGATCTAACATCTACAATGCCTATGGCTGTTGTAGCTGATACGCCTGATATTGCTGTATTTGCCTTAGCAATAACAACAACACTACCAACACTACCCTGTGCAGATACACCTACTAAACTAGCTACTGCCTTGGCAATAACGGTAACACTACCACTACTGCCTGTAGCACTAACTCCAGTAACTACTGCCTTATATGCTAAACTAAAAGATACATTAGCATTAAGAGAAGCTGTAGCAGAAACACCAACTAAACTAGTAACTGCTACACCAACTACACCTACACTACCTGTCGCACCTACAGCAACTAAGCTAACAACTACATGGTTAGCATCACCGCTAATAACAACACCACTGTCGGATGTTGCTGTGCCTTGCACCCCATCAGGAACATATGTAACATTGCTTAAGCCATAACGGGATGTCCCGTATACGCCAATGCCATATATTGCACCCGACCGGGTTGTCGTAGCCATAACCTACGACTCCTTATGCAATACGAACAATAGCGTTGCTTGCGTCTGCTGTTGGGAATTGAATTACAAAGTCACCGTTGGTAGATGTTTTATCACCACCAAAAGAGATGACAGCTACAGCATTAGTCGTAGCTGAGCCACCGTCAGTGGTTGTGTTATAAATCAAAGCACCAGCAGCAGTGATGGTGGCACTAGCCCAAGTAGCATCAGCAAAGTCAATGAATGCTGTAGTGCCACTGCTAGTGGGATCAATGTTTGTCAAGGCAATACCGCCAGCAGTGTAACCAGTACCTACAACTTCGTTAGAACTTGTGTAGTTTGTGGTTGAAGCACCGAGGTCAGCAGAAGATGTGTACAAAGCAATCTTAAATGTATGACCGCTTGTAGCATTAAAGTCATGTTTACGCTCAAGCAATTCTTTTTTAAAGCTTGTGCAAAGGGCAGAAGTAATAGCCATTAGAGAATCCTCTTAGTTTTAAAAACGCTCTCTAATAGAGCATACAGAAATGGGAGAGGCGGTGAAGCCTCCCCCTCCTATCAACTAGCTATTAGGCCAGTTGCTCACGGTCCACAGAGGTGCGAGCTGGGCGACCATCAACATTCATCAAGACAGCCCACACACGCAACTCACCAGAGGTGGGAGCAGTAGTAGCAGCTTGGATGAGCAAGTCGATAGTGTCAGCAGTAGCAATAACGACAGGCTGGAAAGCAGCAGCGTTCTGGGCATAAGCACCAGCAGCAGCAGCATCACCATCAAAGCCATCAACGAATACGTCAGCGTCTACACCAGTAACACCCAAGTCAAGAGCTGTATCGTTTGACTCACCACCCAAAACGGTGATAACTTCAAAACCAGCATTCAAGATGAGGGTGTTGGCGGGAACATTGATACACTCGATGATGTCAGCAGCAGCCAAGGCAGAACCTTTAGCTGTAGCTGCAGCAGCGAAGTCAATGGTAACATCGACCAAGTAAGGGATAGCACCAGCGGTGCGACCAGCGGAGGCTGAACCAGCCAAAGTTGTAACAGTTGCCATTATCGTTCTCCTTAAGCAGCGTTGTATTTAGCAG